CTACTGGTATGTCTAATATTGTTGTTGTTCCATCTTCAGTCACAATGGTTAAACGGATAAAGTCAACTCCATCCTCTCCAGTCATTCTTTCGTATGTGACTGTGTTCCCTTCCATTACAAATGTTCCGTAAGCTGCAGCCGTTCCGTTAGAGAACATATTTTCTACTAACTGTTTTGCTAACTGAGCGTAAATTCTGCTCTCTACGTTTCTTAAAAATTTTGCAAGTGTAGTGTTCTGTTGTTCTCTATCTGCCTTGGCAATTGCATCTTCAAGGTCTTGCTTTATCTTGTCGCGTCTTGACTTCTCTTGGTTCTCAATCGTGAGATAATGTGCTGAGATTCCTATACCATTAAAGGAAGGACTCTTAAATTTATGTACAATTTCGTCTGCACTTACACCTAGTGCAAACACTAAACTAATTATTATCGCTGCTATCTTTTGCATTGTTTACCTCTCGCTTTTTACTATTCTCTTTATACTCTAGAACTACGTCCACCTTCTGCTGTAAACGTATTAAATCTTGGTCTAACATTCTGATTTGGTCAATCACTTTGATTAATGCAAAGTGTTGTTTTTCTATTTCGGGTTCTAGCTTATTGCCCACAAACCACCAAATATAATAGATGAAATATCCTAGGCCAACCATCATAACGATTGGGAATCCATAATCATTAAGTATAGTTACTAATGTAGGGTCTGTATTTACTACAACGTCAATCTTATCCATATTAATCTCTTCTTACGTCGAGTTTACCGTCTTCTATAAAATTTTCTGCACGTGCAATACGTTCTATGTCGGGTCTCAATTCAAGTGCAGAGGAAACTAGTAAGTCTATCTTAATCATTTCGTTAGACATAGTTCTTGCACGGTTCTCTAATGATTTACAGAACATTGTTAACGTTTTTATATCATCAACAACCCCCTCAAGGATTTGTTTGATAACAGTAAAGATAAAGAAACCCATCACCATGCTTCCAGCAATTGGGGCTCCCACTTCACCTATCAATTCAAATATCTCATTCATGCAATTATTTATGTTTTTTGATTCGTTATACGCGTAAAAAAGGGACGATGACCGTCCCCCTTTCCCAACTCGTGTAGAGTTATTTCAATTGTTCACGAATTTCGCTGATGACTGCAGCTTTTGCGCCAGATTTCTTAACCTTAAGGTTCTTCTTATCTGCAAGTTCTACTAGTTGGTTCTTAGTGAGTTTCTTTAACTCGGCAACACTTAGTATCTCTCTTGGCTTAGCTTTAGTTATAGGTTTAGAAGCAACCTGCTTCTTCTTACCCTTCACAACGAAAAACAAGAATGCAACAGCAAGTAATGCTACTATAACTATTCCGTCCATAATGTTCTCCTAATTTTTTTTATTTATCCAATAATGGATTCTTGTCTTTTGCTTTACCAATGGCAAGTGCAAAGACTTCAATGTATTTATAGCACTTCGCCCAGATGGCGTCGTCCTTTGGTGTATCGGTCATCATAACTATCACTGAACATATTGATATGATTGCTGGTATAGCAGACATGAATGCCCAGACACTACTAATAAAATCCCACATAAGTTTCTCCTGTTTAAGTTAACAGAAGTATTTATCTATTTGGTACCACCAATAGAGTATTTAGTGGTCAATTTCCAGTTGGTCTTTTCTTTGTAAGGTATGATTTTGATTTGAGAAAGAGGTGCAGTGGGTTGTTCTATCTTAGCTGCATCAACTAAAGTGACGAGTTTCCATTGTTCTAGAAGCTTACAGATAGTATTACGTCTACCTATATCGGACTCATCTATGTTTGTAGGTTTGCCATCGAGTTTGAATAACTCTTTGAAGTGAGTGATGTAGTACTTACCACGTTTGTGTAGAATGTGACATGATTGGAATAGTTCTTGCTCTCTTCTAGATGCAACACCTATGCGTGAAAGTGTCTCCCTAATCTTTAGGAAGTCGTCTTTTTCGGGGAAGGTTACCTCTACGAGGTCTTGTACTATTTTTTCTTGTGCATCATCCATTGCTATTACCACCAATATTCATTCTGTTCTTCAACTCACGTAATTGTTTATCAGATAAGAGAGTGTATAGTTCTTTTGCTTCTCTTGTTGACATCTGATAATATTCTTTTACGACATCGAGTTTTTTACTAACGTATGGTTTAGACCATTTAGAAAATCTCTGTCGTTTTCGTAAAGTATTTAGGAAAAATACATACTGAAGACGGTTGTCTAGACCGTGGCGACAATTCATTTCGTTAGTAAAGAAAACAGAATCTTGGTGGTAAGACAAAGATTTGTTAATTAGGAATGGCTGATATGCTTTCTCTTCGATATCATCAACCATGATATCAGTTTTATCGGAAGAGACCGACTTAACAAAATCGAACGGATTTCGTTTCTGCATTTACTTTCCTGTGTTCTGTCCGAAAGCTGAAAGAAGGTCATCACCTTTAAGAGGTTCACCAAAGAATACAATTTCACCTGTCTCTTTAATCTCTCTCTTTACGACACCGCTGTTGTATTCGATGTCCAATACTGAACCATCGTCACCCCTAGTATCGTACCAGCAGGAAGTAAGTGCATGTGCATGGAGTGACTTAACACCTCGGGCCCATTCTTCTGCAAGGAGTAATCTCCTTTGTCTATCTACAACATCATCGTATTCACTCATTTGAATTTACATTCTCCCATGATTTCAGTAAGACAAGCAACAAAGTTTATCTCTGAATCCATTGCAAATGCAGCCTTATATTGATAGTCTGCAATTATTAACACGGCAGCTGGAATTGATTGGGGTTCCAATTTCTGTTCCAGTGCATTAAAAACTTTTCTGAATAATGTATTAAAATCATTATCAGAGTTTGAACCAACCCACTTTCTCATGGCAGACCAATTCTTTCCTTTGATATTATCTATCAAGGGGGTTAACTTCTCTTCGGAGAGAGTTGAAATTAACCCACTATCTATAACACCACTAACACCGTAACGTTGAATCTCATTTAGACATCTTCGAAAGTCGGGGAAGAACTTCATAATAAGTTCTGCAAGGACACGTTCATCTGCCTGAATGTTTTCTAGTTCACAAATGTTTTTACATCTGAGTAACATCTGCTGTGCAAGTTTAGGTTTTTGTGATGGTGTAATACCAAAATCTATAACCGTAGTTCTAGAATGTAATGGTGGAATAATTCTATTCTTGTAATTACATGTAAAGATAAATCTACAGTTGGACGAGAAATCTTCAATGAATTTTCTTAAAGCTGGTTGAACTGAATCTGCAGATATGTAATCTGCTTCATCTAAGATAACGACCTTTGCACCACCCGATAATGAAACCGAGGATGCAAAGTTCTTAATCTTTGTTCTGAGTGTGTCAATCAATCGTCCTTCATCAGAACCATTGATTACTATAAAGTCTGCATTGAGTTCATTACACAATGCTTTTGCAACTGTCGTCTTACCAACACCTGCTGACCCACACAATAATAGGTTAGGCATCTCTCCGTTCTTTACGAACTCCTTAAAGGTTTCCTTAAGGTCTTTAGGTAGTATAGTGTCATCAATAGTTTGAGGACGATACTTTTCTACGTAGAGAAATTCATTCATAGGAGCAAACCCCCCGCCGGGTTTGCAGTGCCGTCCACCCAATGATGAGTGAGGACGACTCCCGCGTACATTGCAGAGACTGGCGCAATATTCACACTACTAATATATAGGTTATACATTGTATTTGCTATCTGGCTCCAGTGCAATAAAATACTCCAACTCTACATCTGCATTTTTAAAATGAGATATACCTTTTGATGATACTTGAACATCATAGTTACCATCTAGAATCTTAAGATTTTCCATCTTGAAATTCATCTCATAAGATTTTCCATTACTTTCTGCTTCTACGATTCTTGAGAACGTATTAGAAGTAGGACTCTTCTTATCTGTTACCACTAGGGTTACAGTAGTACCATCTGATTTAAGTATCAAATCGTTGACTCCTAATACCGCTGCAGCCTTCTTCAAATCTGTCAACAATGTTGACGTTACTTTGAATTCGATTTCTGCTGCTGGCATAGTTATCAGTTTGTCGGGTGCCGTTACCATACCTTCCGCTGCATAGAAATATGCAAGTGAAGAGTTGTTGTCTGCCACGGACAATGACGAATCATTGAATTGGAAGTCGGGGTCATCCATTAAAGATGTTGCACCTAAGAATTCTGGCAAGTTGTAGATACTGAAGTCTTGAGGGAAATCCTCAGCCACAGTTGCTACTGCAAGAATGTTTTTCATATTGGAAATAGTTTCCAGTTTGTTGCCTGTTTTGACTCGAATGCCCGAGTTGATTGTTGAGAAGTTCTTTAGAACATCTTTCGTATCATTACTAATTTTCATCACTAGTTAGTCTCCTTATAATTATCGTGATTGTACAAAGCAAGGAATCCATAATGAATTACCTTGAGAAGGTCAGCACGATTATAACCACCCTTCTTGCCATATCGTTGTGCATATTTCATCACATTCCCGATACAGAATCCTTCACCGTGGCCACCGTCCATGATAAATTCAGTTGCCTGAAACTTATCTTTGGAATAATGTTCACCGTATGTTTTGTCAACGTAGAGTTTAAACTCTTTTAAGAGTTCTTCTTCGTTGTATTTGTAATCTATTTTATTAGTTTTACTCATGATACTATTATACTACCCTTCCTCTTTATCGTCAAGGTGGTTTTCTGCAAGAAATGTCTTCTTGTATTCTAGAGCATTAGTTGAGCCCATTCTATCATTATGGAACTCAGTCGTAATCATTAAATTATCATACTCAATCTTACCACCGTCAGTATCGGGTTTAATATGAGCTCCTCTGGCATCAGCAAATGGAATTGGGTCACCAGTAATCTCATCAATTTTCCCTATCTCAGTCCACTTCTTAAGTATCATTTCTTTAGGGAATACTCTATCGTCATCTTTCTTTAAAACTGGTGGAATGATATCCTATAACCATTCTCAAACTTGTAGAGTCTTGCTGTCTGAATCAGTCTTATTAATATAAGAATAAAATGCAAAACTAATTTTTTGATATCTTGAAGGTTCTACAAACTCTCCATTTTCATCAAGATAGTCTTCTGTCTTGTTAGTGTCAATGAACTCATTTCTAGTGTATACTAACTTCTCAGTCCAGTCTTGATAATCCTTAATCTTAAACCTTGGAGAATCAGATATTAATTTAAAATAAACATGCCTTAAAAATCCAAAGTCTTTAAGATTAATCTTCCTTCCATTGATTGTTTTCCAAAACTTCCCAACATTTGCATAAAAATTATATTCAGCTTGCAATGCATTTTCTGATTTTTTAATTAGTGATACCGTTGAATCATCAAGATATTTTTGAACCTCATCTTCTGAAACAGAAATACTGCCTGTTGAATGAAGGGTGGCTGATTGCATAACATGTAATAAGTATACCATTCTAGTATCAAAATAACCAGCATAGTCTTTAAAGAACTCAAACCTATTATCAATAACACCTGTAAATCCAGCTACAGTTGGTTCAATACTATAATCAACTACCTTAACAAACTCTCTAAGTCTGA